GGGCATGCAAAAGATTATGTTGAAGGGATGTGGAGGGTTTTACAACATTCTGTGGCGGATGATTTTGTTCTCTCTTCTAATGAAATGCATAGTGTAAAAGAATTTATTGAAAAAGCATTTGCTCTTAAAGGATTTCAGATTCAATGGATTAGGAACGAGATTAGGAACGAGATTAGGAATGAAATTAGGAACGAAACTAGTGTTGGCATTGACGAAGTAGGCATTGATTCCATTACTGGCAAAACTCTTATTGTAATAGATGCTAAATATTTCAGATATGCTGAAGTAGAACAATTATTAGGAGATTCAACAAAAGCCCGCACTCTTTTAGGATGGAAACCAACATATACGTTTGACCAACTTGTTAAAGAAATGGTGGACCATGATTGTAGTTAGATTTATATAATACTTCTATCAAGTCCTAATTTATAATCTAATTCTATTATTTTTGTAGAATTTGCGTCGATTTCGAATATTTTTATTTCTTTAAGTTGTTCTATTATATTATCTTCTAATACATAATTAAAAGTATTATTAATCATTTCTTTAAATAGTATATTAAATAAATAATAAGTTGGGTGATTATGAGTAGCAAATAATCGAATTTTTTTAATATTTTCTTCTATATAATCAGACAATTCTATGCAATTTAATTTTTTGCAATTATCTAATATTTTTGTTAAATTTTTATTTTGTTCTATTATAAAGTCTTCTTCAGTATTTTTTAAAATATCATTTACATAATATCGTAATTCTAAATTAGGTATCATAATTATTTTACAACCTTTTTTTAAATTAAAATTATTATAAATATTTTGTTCGCAAGTATTAATAGTATTTAAAAAAGAGTAATGTTTTATACATTCACACATTATTATATCCGCATTTTCAATTGTGTTTGTTAAATTACTAGTTTTATCTCTTTTATAAAAATCTACAATATGAACCCCTATTACCGATATTCCGTATTGTGCGTGCGCAAACCATGGAATAATTTCACATATTTTCTTAAAATATATTGATAAAACATAACACCTACATCCACCAATAAATAAAATATTTGACGCACCATTATTCATAATATAATTATCATCGTGATTTCGTTTATCTATATTTTGGAATATATTTAAATATTTATTCATATATATATATGAATAAAGAATTATCTATTATTTTAACAACTACAGTTAATGTAACTCCATATTCCGCGTTTCAAGTTAATAAATTAGAAAGAATTAATACATATTTAAAATCAATAACATCTTGGCTAAATAAAACTAATTTTAATATAGTGGTAATTGAAAATTCTGGTTACGAGTTTGTTGAATTGCATAAAGAAAAGATTTTATATAAAGATAGATTTGAAATAATTACATATAATGAAAAAGATATAAATTATGAACATTTTCAAATGCATTTAAATAGTAAAGGTGGACTTGAAATAAATTCTATTCATTATGCATATAATATCTCAACTATTGTAAAAAACTCAGTATTCATAATTAAAATTACAGGTAGGTTTTTTATACCAGATTTAACAAATTATTTAAATAATATAAATTTAGAAGAGTATGATTGTTTAAGACAAAATTTTAAAAACAGGTGTGAAATAGTGGGTTCACATATTAAAAATTTTAATATTATATTTAATAAAAACTTATTTATTAAAAATGGGATATATGATTATCATGTTGAAAATGTATACGACTATAGATATAGTTTATTTAAAAATGTATTAATTTGTCCAATTTTTAATATAGAACCTACACAAAGAGGAGGACTTGATGAAAAATATACTCAGTTATAATTTATTATATTACATTGGATTTCTTACATCTATCATATATTTTTTATCAATAGTATGCATAGGTATATTCCACTTTTTAAATAATAAACTTAAAACTGTTTGGTCATGTCTATTTTCAATAAATTCATTATTTTCTGGTCCAAATAAACTTTTTGAATCAGTTACAATTCTATCATCTTGATTATATGTTAGCCATTCTCCAATAAATCTTAATGAATTAAACGATTTCCTTAATAATAAAAATCCTGACCATATTTGATTAGAATTTGCAAATGATTCTTTTATATGACCTCGTTTAACATTCATCAAAGTATATGCATCAAATTTTGTCCATTGTTTTTCAATATGACTACCAGAATTTGGTTTATTTAAATATCCTCCTATATGATTACTCCATAATATATCTTTTTCATAATCTCTTACATCTTTTAACCAAATATATTTACTATCATTATAACATAATACATCATTTTCATCAATTTCTAATAATTTTTTAAAAATTATATATGGTTTCCATACAGCATAACCAGCTAATCGACTAAATTTTAAAATATGTTTATTTTGTTCTTTAAAATGGTTATCTAAATCATTCATTGTATATATTGTAGCTGTATCAAATTTTCCAATAGATAAAGCACTTTCTACATTTTTTTGCGCAAATGACATATGGTCATCTGTTGCAAATGTTATAAAATGATATTTCGTCATTAATATATTTAATATATTATTATATTTATTATATTAAACGAGTTTATTCTAAGTAGCATACAACAGACCCGCATTTCCACCAATGAATTTCACCATATTAATTCTCTCTTCAAATAGAATTAAATTAAAATTGTAATCATATATTCTCCATGTTGGTTTATTGATTCCAATTATATTTCCAGTTTGAGGATTACAAATAGCTAAAGATTGTGCCAAAGGGTCTAATGTAGGAACAATTGTATTAAATTCCAATTCAATATTATTAAACCGACTCATATTAATTGCACCACTAGGTTGTAATTCACCAAGATTTGAATTAATACAAAAATTATAGGTATAAAGACCATCAGGGGCATTTCCTGAAGTTCTGCAATATTTTTCAATATAATTAAATATTCCTGCTGGTTGAAGATTCTCTCTATATGAACCATCAAGTAATAAACCCATATTAATTAATATATTTGGTTCATTTTCAATATTATAATCACCTGTAATTAACCAACCTGTTAATTTACCATCTGTATTGACACCTGGACCAATATCTGTTATAACACCTCCTCTAATTACAGGATATTGGCCAGTTGTAGGTGCTTGAAAAATATCATTCGGCATATAACGATATGGCCAATTTGTATAATTTGACCATTCATTACGTAAATTAGCATCACTTCTTTGAAAATAAAATAAATAACTTGAAATCATTCCAGTTGATGTCAACAATACTTTATTAGCTCCAGTTACATTATAAAAAATAGTTTGTTGTACTTGTTTAAATAAATAATTTTGTTCTTGTAATGCAAACAACCGAGATTCATCATTAGAGAGAAAACAATAAGTACAATTTAAATTAATATCAGCATTCCATAATGTTCTTGTATCTGTATATGAACCTTGTCCTAATACAATATCAGGAGGAGTTTGTAAAAAACGATAAAATTGCATATAATATTGATTAAAATTAGGAGAAATATAAGGATAATTATTTACTTTATCAAATACATCACGAATTTGAAATAACTGATTAATAGGTCGCATGGTAACATTAATTTGTAATTCATTATATTGTAATGAAATTAAAGGAAATGCCATTTTACTATTTAAGCTAAACCATGCATTTAATGGAATATATAATATTCGACTTCGAATACTAGGTTCTGCACCAGTTGGATTATAATATGCATTTGGGTATGAATTAACTCTTGTACCTGAATTACCTGGGTCATTTAATTCAGGTACATTTCCAGTCATTCTATCAAATAATGCTTTTTTTTCTGTAGAAAAATCACGTTGAACTGCTGCTAGTAAATAAGCACCAGAAAAATCTTGTAATGTTTGATTTCCACATGTAATTGTAATTCTAGAAATCATTTGTGCACCAATATTTTCAATCCATTTAAATTCATATGGAATCCATCTTCCTGAATTAGAATAAAGTGTATCTGGCGAATCTTCTATAGGTGGCATAATAGGACTCCATATATTAGGTAATTCAACCGATAAATAACAATCCATTAATAAATCAGCATAACGAGGAACTTTAAAAGTAAATGTAGATTCTTCATTTAAACGCAATGTTTTTGCTCCTTCAAAATCTACTCTAAATTTTTGTAAACCAAAATTAGTATATTTATAGTAAGTAGTTTTAAAAAAAGTTTTTGAAGGGTTACCATTTAATATAATATTTTGCTGACCTTCTGAAACAAGTTGCATTAAACCGCCAGGCATATATTAATAATAATAGATTAAATATATTTAATATATATTTTAGGAATGTATATTAGATGAATCCAACAACAATAAAAGAATCAATTACAAAATATGCTTCAAATCCGGTATTATTAGTTATAGTTATTTTGATATTATTAGTGTTACTTGTATGGATATTATGTTATTATTTATTAAATTTTAAATGTAATACTAGTATT